TTCCTTCCGCAAAATCCTGCCAGACTTTCTTGCCTGCCAGATTCACTTTCAGGCTTTTCCCTGACTCCCCGTTAACGCTTCCTGCAACCCATTCATGCGCCTCTTTCTTGCCGTTTGGCAACAGGTATCGGGCTACCCTGTCGACCTGATTCCACAGCAGGTCACTCAGTTCAGACGGTGTCATACAGACCTCAGTTGGAGTTTTTCAAACCAGTACCGGACAAACGCAGCGCTCAGCAGGCCGTGGTTATATCCGGCAATCAGCAGTGACTTAATTCGTGGCTTCATGTGATCACCTGTCGATAAACACGTAGCCAGACTTGGTTACTGTGATGGCTGATTTAACGCCGCCAGAAGTAGCTGGCACTGCTGGCTTCTCGTCATTCCAGCGCTGCCCGTTGAGGTACGTTGCAGGATGCAGATTATCGAAGCCGAACTGCTTACCCTTCCGGCAGGCGATGTCTTCTGCCAGCATCTGAGCAAACTGCTCCGGCGTTCCGCGTGATTCTTTCCGCCACTCCTGAAACTGAGACCTGAATGCAGACATGGCTTTCTGCTTGCCCTTTTTCACCATGCCTGCACTCCAGAAAACTGACTCGAAAGCCTGGTCGATTCCCTGATACTTGTTTGCAGGCTTAGAGGCTTTTTCACACGCTGTCTGAACTTGTTCGGACATAGTGTTTTTATTTTCTTTCTTTTCTTTTGTAATAGTTTCTTTTGTGTTTAGCTGACTTGGCGAATGCTCGTTAGCTGACTTAGCTAAACTTTTATTAGCTGACTTAGATAATGTTTCGCTAAGTTGGCTAATGCCTGAATTCCACTCTGAAACCACCTTGTTCACACCAATTTGATTACCGCTGGAAATCAGGATGTTCATTGCGATCATCTCGTTTTTAGCAGTGCAAACATGGGTGTGATGAATGCCGGTCATCGCGGCAATTTGCGTGTTGGTTATTCGGTCCAGCTTCTTGCCAAAACCGTATGTTTTTCTGATTACCGCAAGAACGATCTTGAGCTGCCGGGCTGTTAAATCGGCTGACATAACGGCTTCCAGTAGCTCGTTAGCGATGCGGGTATATCCATCATCGGTATCGGCCACTCTGCGCTCCATGCCCTCCGGTGAAGGGCGGTAGTCTGCTAGTCTTGCTAAGTTACTCATTTGCCCTTCTCCTTCGCTTTATGCTCCTGCATCATGCCTTTCAGCTTCTCAGCAACAACGGGGTTGATAGATCGGATGAAGTCGAGTCGGGCAAGGTTTTTGTGGTTCAGGTAGTTCCCTGAAATATGCTTTTGTGTCATAATTACCTCGTTGAATTGGTTTAAAAAGTTATTGTGATTTGACTGGAATCCTCGGCTGCCACCGGGGATTTTTTCTTTGCTGGAAGCACTGCTTCTACTGCCTGCCGTGCCACTTCCCTGATTAAGCTCGTCTCCCATACCTTCTCCAGAAGAACGAACGTCACAGCCATATCGTGAATGTTTAACCGGCTGACTTTTGAATCAGCCCAGCCAGCCATCTTCGCGAAATTCGTCTGCCCCATCGTTACCAGGCGAGAGCGTAATTCGCTTTCCACTTCACGAATCCTTTTGCTGTGTTTTGCTGTGTCCATGTTGAATAATTACCTTGTTGTTTATTGGTTTGTTGTTAAGACGTGACATTGCGGTAAGCAAGTCACTAGAGGTTGCTCCGGCATTTCGGCAGGAGCGGTTCAGGATGTTAAAGAGCGGTGAAACTTATGCGGCTGAATCAGCTGCTTTCATGTATCGCTGCGGGTAGAGAATCTGCATCTCACTGATCTTCCCTTTGAAGAACTTTGAGAGTTTCTCTGCCGTTTCGAGAGAGGGAACCTGCATTCCCCTTTCAATGCGGCTAAGGTTCCCAACATCTAACTGTGTTGCGATGGCTACCTCAGAGATTGTCAGCTTTTTCTCTACACGCATTTTTCTAAGTGGCGTCTGCATATTGCACCTCCGTAATGCGCTATACGCATAATATGCGAATTACAAAATATGCGCAAGACGCTTTGCGTGGTACGCATAAAAAAGGTTGAATATCCGCCATGAAAATAGGCGACAAGATTAGACAAATTCGCAAAGCGAATAAGATGACCCTGAGTGAGCTTGCGTTGCGGGTAGATAGCGATGTAGGAAATTTGTCACGCCTTGAGCGTGGTATGCAGGGATACAGCGATGCTCTCATTCACAAGATTGCTGAAGCTCTCGGCGTTCCGGTTTCTGAGCTATTCTCTTCTAATGAAGCTAATGATACTGTACCTATATACAGTGTTAGTTCCATTATAAAAAAGGGGAGGAATGATGTGTACCGGATTGATGTACTTGATGTTTCAGCAAGCGCTGGTGATGGGGCTGCCTCGAAAGACGTTATTGAGGTAATAAGGTCTATAGAGTACGTGCCTGACCAGGCCAGGGTCATATTTGGCAACCGGCCGGAATCATCCGTGAAGCTCATCAACGTCCGCGGTGACAGTATGGAAGGAACCATAGAGCCAGGCGATCTCATTTTCGTAGATGTTGGCGTCAGCGTTTTTGATGGTGACGGCATTTACGTGTTCGACTTTAATGGCGATATGTTCGTCAAGAGACTACAGAAAGTTAAAAACCAGCTTATCGTAATTTCTGATAATCCGCGTTATCGCGAGTGGACAATTTCAGAAGAAGAAATGCATATGTTTCATGTTGCTGGACGCGTGATGCTCAGCCAGTCACAGCAGTTCCGCCGTCACGGTTAACTTTCCCTCAGCATCTTAAGCCCGCCAAGTGCGGGCTTTTTTGTGCCTGCCACATAGCCTGATTAAATATTTTTCTCTTTCTGTTTCATACGCATACATAAAAATCCCCCCAAATCCAACCTCAAAATCATTTTATGCGCTTGACGCATATGCGTGATGCGCATATTATTCATTCCATCAGCAGGACGCTGAGGCAGTACGAAACGGACTTATCGCTCTTTAACATTGATGGGGTTTGTCTCCGCAGAAATGCGGGGAACTGAAGTTTAACCAAACAGGAGGTGCCAAATGGTGCACTAACGCGGTTAGACCGCAGCAGCCGAAAGGCGGCAATCGCAGGGTAATAACCTGCGCCCGAATCTCACGTCGTGAGCCAGCTTCGCATCTGGTTAGGGTTAATGAATAGAAGTCGCGCCGGGGAAGCATCAGGAAAGCCAATCCTGAACTGGTTATGGGCGGCCACAGGGCGGCATACGACTCAAGGGCATGAGCGAGGCCACTGCGAGAGTGTGGCGCAAAGAGAAGTTGGCTTTGGGATTGGATGAATGCGCAACCTTGCGACTCAGGGCTCCTCCTAACCACATTGGCAATATGGATGTGGACGGCGATGACGGGAGCGAAACGTGGCGAACACACTGTAGTCGGCCTAATAGCCGAAAGTCGGTGCACCGGCCATCCAATCACCTAAGCCAATTACCGGAGGTACACCATGACAGTAATCATCACAATTCAGGCTTCCGATAACGCCAGGAATCGTCGTAGAGCGCGTCGTGCTGAGATGCAAGCGCAACGTCAGGCAGATGAGAATCTGGCTCGTAAAATCGCTGTAGCCGCTTCTGGGTGCAGCACAAAGGTAGTGAAAGCAACCACCCTGCCGAGTATTCGCGATCGGAATGAAGGCGGTGCTGTATGTCTGCCAGCTGTGGCGATTTATAACGCCGGGCATCGTCAAACAGGAATAATCACTGCCAGATGAAATAAGGCCCGCATGTGCGGGGCCTTTAAATTGGTGCGGGCGTAGTGCTACTCCCTTTTTGGGTTAAGTGTTGGAGCTTACTAAGAATTTACTAATATCGTGGCGGTAGCTTGCTTACCCGCAGCGCACACCCGCAACCTACCATCAATACCGGACTAAATCCTGAACATGTTATTAGCATAAGCGCTCCTTTTATAATCAATAAAATCATTGGCCATAAAGTTACGAGATCAGATGCTAACGCCATGATGCTAAGTACATTCATTCGTAAGCGTTTACCCAACACATAGAGTTTGTTAGCTGAATGCCTATGAAAATAATATTCAATTTTGAAAAAAATAGCGAGCTGCCAAATGGCGGCTTTTTTTATGTCCATACCAAAGCGCCATTACTCAATGACGCTCCGTTATGAAACCAATCAACGAAGGAAATTACCCATGCAAATCGCTATTGCTGGGGCGGCATGTGGTCGCCCTTTCCACGCTATTAACTCTATCCAGTTTCACCCGGCAAACATTCTGACCAGCGCCAGCTTCACACCGCCACCGCGTAAAAGCCTGCTTCAGCGCCTGGTTGAGTTTCTGAACAGGAGTGTTAACCCATGAATATCAGACTGAATTTCAAAGACCGGCAGGAGATTGAAAAAATCATCGCTGGCTTCGATGAGAGCGACAACGAGCGCATCTATGCCGAAGTTGAGGCGATGGACCGGCAGTTTAAATCAAACCCCGTGACGCCCGTTCTGCGCGCCCTGTGCGACAACATCAACGCATTCGACCTGGCTGCCGACAGTATCGACTTTCAGGAGCGTTTGAATAACGCGCTGTGGGACAGCCTGACGGATTACGTGAAGCACGAACACGCGCTGCAAATCTTCATGGGGCGGCGCAGTTTTAACGAGGTGGCGTAATGGAGCCCGGCGTCTACTTCGATATCAGTAATGAGGATTATCACCGCGGCGCCGGAATCAGCAAATCGCAGCTGGATGATATAGCTATCAGCCCAGCCATCTACCAGTGGAAAAAGCACGCCCCGGTCGATGCAGAGAAAACTGCTGCGCTGGATTTAGGCACTGCTCTGCACTGTCTTTTGCTGGAGCCGGATGAATTCAGCAAGCGCTTTGAGATAGCGCCGGAAGTTAACCGAAGGACGACAGCAGGAAAGGAGAAGGAAAAGGAGTTCATAGAACGGTGTGAAGCGAAAGGAATCACGCCAATCACCCACGAAGACAGCAGGAAGCTGTACCTGATGCGTGACAGTGCAATGGCTCACCCGATAGCCAGATGGATGCTTGAGGCGCAAGGAAGGGCTGAGGCCAGCATCTACTGGAACGACAGTGAAACAGGAGTTTTATGCCGCTGCCGGCCAGACAAAATGATTACTGAGTTCAACTGGTGCGTGGACGTAAAAAGCACTGCTGACATCATCAAATTCCAGAAAGACTTTTATTCATACCGCTATCACGTACAGGACGCGTTCTACTCAGATGGATATGAGTCGAATTTTAATGAAGCCCCAACTTTTGCATTTCTTGCTGTAAGCACATCAATCGACTGCGGACGCTATCCGGTGCAGGTGTTCATCATGGACCAGCAAGCTAAAGACGCAGGCAGAGCCGAATACAAACGCAATTTATCCACTTTCGCTGAATGCCTGTCACGGAATGAATGGCCGGGCATCGCAACCCTGTCACTGCCCTTTTGGGCGAAGGAGTTAAAGAATGAGTAACCAGCCACCTATCGCCAGCGCTGACCTGCAGAAGACGCAGCAGAGCAAGCAGATAGTGAACAAAACGCCAGAGCAGACGCTTGTCGGCTTCATGAATCAGCCTGCAATGAAGAGCCAGCTTGCGGCGGCGCTACCGCGTCACATGACGGCAGACCGCATGATTCGCATCGTCACTACGGAAATTCGCAAGACGCCCGCGCTGGCACAGTGTGACCAGAGCAGCTTTATTGGCGCAGTTGTTCAGTGCTCTCAGCTCGGCCTTGAGCCCGGCAGCGCGTTAGGCCATGCCTACCTGCTACCGTTCGGCAACGGCAAGTCTAAATCTGGTCAGTCGAACGTCCAGCTCATTATCGGCTACCGCGGGATGATAGACCTTGCCCGTCGCTCAGGACAAATCGTCAGCCTGTCCGCTCGCGTCGTTCGTGCAGATGATGAGTTCAGCTTTGAATACGGACTCGAAGAGAACCTGACTCACCGTCCCGGTGAAAACGAAGACGCCCCCATCACTCACGTATACGCCGTGGCGCGACTCAAGGATGGTGGTACCCAGTTTGAAGTAATGACTGTGAAGCAGGTCGAAAAGGTTAAAGCGCAGAGCAAAGCCTCAGGCAATGGCCCGTGGGTTACGCACTGGGAAGAAATGGCAAAGAAAACCGTCATTCGCCGCCTGTTCAAATACCTGCCGGTCAGCATCGAAATGCAAAAGGCCGTTGTTCTCGATGAGAAAGCAGAGAGCGACATTGACCAGGATAACGCCTCAGTTCTGAGTGCGGAATACAGCGTTCTGGAGAATGGAGATGAAACAGCCAACTGACGCAATCCGGGTCGGGCGCATAGCCCTGCCCTACAGCCGCAAGGAGCGCGGCTGGGTTACTCCAACCGGGAAAGTTATCCGCAATCCTCTCCGGGCTCAGCGAGCAGCTGAGCTAATCAACGACCGACTACCTCCTGAATACAGGTGACCTATGCGCAAACACAGACGCAGGCTGAAAACGGAAGCAGGCCGGGTTCGCGATGGATGGCTTATTGAGCTTGAGGATGGGCTGGCGGTGCAGGTGACGGATGTGAAGCACCTCGGCAACAGGGTTTCGTTCTGGACAGGCGGCACCGAGTGGTCGCTTGAGCATGAAGATATCGTTTATCGGGTTATCGATATGGAACTAATTAAGGACAACAGCAATGACTGACATTATAGAACTGACACAGCGTATGCGCGAAGCGGCAGAGAACGCGACGCGGGGCGAATGGATTAAAGAGAATGGGGATGGCTGGGAGGCAATTTGCTGTGATGATGATCAGGCCAACGGTAATTTTATTATTGCCAAATTTCTTGGCCCTGACAAAGCCAGAAATCGTGAGTTCGTGCAGGCAGTGCAGCCGCAGAACATCCGTACTCTCTGTGACGCAATAGCGCAACGTGACGCGCAGAACAGCGAATTACGCGCGCAGATAGCAGCGCTGAAGGCTGACTTTATACGCCTTGATAGGCAAATGTCAGTTCTGGAGCAGACAGGGATAACTGACCGTGACAGGGCGGATAAGGCAGAAGCGCAGATAGCGGAGCTGGCGAAGCAGGAGCCTGTCTATCAATTCATAATGAATCGCCCAGACATAGACGGATATATCGAATGGGTGGACTGCAATAAAGACTATTTCGATAGCTGTGGTGATGATATGCGCAGAATCGTCTATGCCGCGCCGCCAGCGCCGTTTGTTGTGCCTGATGAGGTAGTTGTTTTTCTAAACCACCTTGAAGATGTATTGCCGTATGAGGCGTTTAATATGATTGACGTGAAAATCTGGAACAGCGTGTCAATGCTGTCACGAACCGAAGTATTCCGAGCGGCCATGCTCAACCGGGCCGCTGACGGGAGCGTGGCAGAATGAAAATGACAAATGAAGAACGGAAGGCGCTGATTGGTTTCATCAATGCGGAAATAGCCAGAATTCAGCGCAAAGAAGAACTGTGGGACGGTGACCGTATGCGCATCGCCTCACATCGCCTTTCACTGGCGGCATTAACCGCTGAGCCGGTGGCGTGGGAAGTCAAAGGCATCCTCTGTCATACCAAAGAGGAAGCGGATAAATACGTTGGCACTCCTGTGCCGCTGATGGAATCGTTAATTGACAACACCGCGCAGCAGTATGAGGCGCTGGCAGGATGGAAGATGGTGCCGGTTGAGCCGACAGCGGAAATGTATGACGCTGGCGATAAGCAGCTAGCCACAAAGCAGGTATGGGATGCAATGCTCG